GGTCTTTCAATCATCTCCATTTTTTAATTCCTCCAAATAATCTATCCACCACTGAGGATCTTTTGTCATTCTCCATCTAGGAACATCCATTCCTTTCTCAGAATAATATTCAAATAAAGCACTATCTATAATCTGTCCTATCTCCATATTCCTCTTCCTCTTCATCAACGTCTGCATATGGATTTGCCACGAAGGGTCCTCGTTTTCGTAAAGGTTCTTTTCTGACATAATCCGATTCAGCATTTACGGCTTCTACCCAAACTGCAAGTTTCATTACAATGAATATAATTGCAAGTGGCAAGAAACATGCCACAACTATTAAAGATTGAGTCATGAAAATACCAAAAGTATTTGATCTATTTATATGGAGAATAGGAGACTCGAACTCCTGACTTCAACCTTGCAAAGGTTGCACTCTACCAACTGAGTTAATTCCCCAGGTGGGGAGTGTTAGAGGACTCCCCTATAACGGGGGCGATCAACTCCCCGACCTAGAAGAAACCCCCTAGGATTTAGTTGCTACGGCATTCTGGTTTATCTTTCCAGCGCGAGTAGCAAAGCCACTTACCCGACTTGAACGGGTGACCTGAGCTTTACAAAAACCCTGCTCTATCCAGCTGAGCTAAAGTGGCAACTCCACAACCTGGATTCGAACCAGGGACCAAGTGATTAACAGTCACCGACTCTACCGCTGAGCTATTGTGGATTAATAGGGTTTAACACCCTGTTCCTTGCAAAGTTTGAAGTAGAGTTTATAATACCTCTTCTTCATCTCATCAAGGATTTTGTTGTCCTCTTCAAAACCCAAGTACTTGGTATGGGCATAACACCCTTCAAGTTCACCTATTAATAATAAGATTTTTATTGGGTCCATAATGAATAAGGACAAGAGCGGAGTATCGGAATCGAACCGACGACATCTAACTTGGAAGGATAGCGTTCTACCGCTGAACTAACTCCGCATTTCTAGATGAACTTCTCTGTGACAGTTTGCACATAGCATAGAACACTTATCGAGTTCTGTCAAGATCTTGTTCCAAGACCAAAGGCGAATCTTATTCCAAGATGCTTCCTTCTGACTTGGATCAAGGTGGTGGAACTCTAACACATCAGGATATTTATCATATCCGCAGCGTTCACAAGAACCACCCTTATATGCTACAGCATCTAACTTACGTTGACGCCATCTTTGTATACAATACTGATTAAAAGAAGATTTCTCTTCTTCGTTCATCAGTTTATAAGGTTTACTCATAAGATTAGATTAGAACGTTCTAATCTATTTAGTAAACCAAGCAGGCAAGGTAGGACTCGAACCTACAATCGGCAACTTAGAAGGTTGAAGCATTATCCATTATGCTACTTGCCCAGGTGAGAGACTTACACAAGGTTTGGACCCCCCGTTGCTCATGAGACAATCATAACACGTAAAGTGTAGATTGTCAACGGGGCATACGGGACTTGAACCCGTGATCTCCGCCGTGACAGGGCGGCGTCATAACCACTAGACCAATGCCCCAAGGTGGGTAGGGAGGGATTCGAACCCCCGAAGGCGGAGCCGACGGATTTACAGTCCGTTTCCATTAACCACTCGGACACCTACCCGATTGACCTTCATATTATACAGGAGAAGGTCTGTCCTGTCAAATCGTATCGATTTCTTGATCTTCTGTCCAAGAATAATCTTCAATAGCAAGATACTCCAATTTAAAGTTAGTCTCTTCAGAATCATTTGTCAACGGTTCAATCCATTCAAAAAATTCTTCAGAGATTGCTACTGCATCAAATTGAGATTGAATGTCACCTTCTGCGAGTTGATGAACCCTATCTATAGACCAATTAACAATGTCAACAATTAGATCTCCATCCTTAGTCTTGTTTTCCATAGTAGTCTTTTCGGAAGTATCTGCTGAGGATGTTGCTATTGTAGTATGCTGGTTCTCCGTTGTCAAGAGATTCTGTGAGGACATTGTTGACAAAGAGTTGTCTGGTTTCTTCGAAATTTGTTTTGCCCTTTGTTTTATGTAATGAGATAATAGTACGACTAAAATTTGATTTACCAAATTTGAGAACGTCTTCTTTAAGTTCTGGACAAGACCCATAATAGTTCTTCCAATCTGATTCTTGTTTTACTTTTCTTTTTTTACCCTTTGGTGTTCTAAACGACCAAAAATACTTTCTCCCAATGTACGATCGTCCGTTGGACTTATTGGCAATGTGATACACAAAGCCATAAAAGTCCAAAATATCATCAGAAGTAAAAGGTCTCTCCAAATAGGTCCATGGGTTTTCATAATCTATACTCATCTAGAGCGTCCAATACCTTATTGAGGTATTTATGCGCCAAATCCTTTTCCCCCTGCCAAACAGTTTTTGGTTCCTGATCGACTTGGTGCTTCAATTTTAGCACACGCACTTTAAATTCTTCTCTAGTAAGTTGATTTTTTGGCATAAAACTTAATACATCTAATCTAATTATACATAAAAAAATCCCCCTTTGCAGGGGGAGGATTGATCAACCGTTATTTCTTCTTCTCTCTCTTGCAGCGTCTCTTTCCTTCTTCGCTCTTTCAATTGCATCCTTCTTGCCACCTTCACCGTAGTAATTATAAAGAGTTCTTCTATCAGATCTTCTTTCTGCAGGTGTTCTCTCTGGTGATTTTTTAGCAGCAGAATTTCTTGCAACCGACGAACTTCTGCTCATACGTACATCTGGATCTGCAGAGGTTCCAATCTTTTCTGGATTACGACGATGCCAACCAGATTCTGCAATTGCTTCAACTGCTTCTGGTTCCAGATATACCATGATTGATTCTGCATCCTGAAGATCTTCTGCATATCCTTCTACACAGAGATACTCAAGAACCAGATCATAGGTATCAAACTCTTCACCAAGTCTAGAAGCAACTCTACCTGCTTTATCAGAAACTTTACGTGCAAGTCTACCTACTGCACCTTTTGCTTTTGACTTAGCAGAATCTGCTGCATCGCCAGCAGAACGCTTCGCTCTTGCATATCTATTCTTCAAACTTTGCTTTGCTCTTCCAGCAGCATCACCTGCTGCCTGAGCAGCAGATCTACCTGCGCTGTATGCCTTTACAGCACCTCTTGATGCCTTAGCAACTGCACGACCTTTGATGTCCTTCGCAACTGCCTTACGGAGCTCTCCTCTACCCTTAGAGGATTGGGTCTTAAGACCAGCACCCTTCATAAGGTTACGCTTAGAAGCATACTTAGCAAGTCCTACATGGGACTGTTGCTTAGTATCCTTTACCTTTGCCTTTACTGCAGATTTAGCATCACTAGATGCTTTCTGTGCTTTACCAATAGCACTCTTAACTTTACCCTTTACTGCAGCAACTTGTGCTGCTCTCTTATCAGATCTCTCTTTTGCTGCTGCTCTGCCTCTTGCCTCTCTAGCAGACTTCTCAGAAGAAGCCATATATTGCTTTCTTGCAGCAGCACGAGCTGCCATATCTACTCTTGCTTCATCAAGAATTTCTTCAAAAATTTCTTCAATCTCTTCTGGTTCAAAACCTTCATCTAACATATCATAAACCAAGTCTTCGATAACATCTTCTTCTGAGATGATATCTTCAATGATCATTTCATACTCTTCATCTAGAGTATCACTATTCTGAGTATTGTAAGTATAGTCTTCTGTTAAGGATTCTGTCGAAGTATTTTTACTGTAAATACTTAGATATTCATTGTTTAGTGCTCTAAAATCCATGACCTGTCGATTCTAAATACGGATATATTTATTTATCAAAAAGTCAATTTTTAATCCCACGGATCTGGTATTTTAATTTTAGTGCTTGAAGCATCCAAGCGTCCGTCAGTTGTTTTGGTCCGTGAATAAGAACCTCCACCGCTTTTGGATGGAGGTTCGGATCTGATAGTGCCCTCTTCTTCCAGTCTTCTGTCACAATTGAAAACCAGCGAAAGTATCTTTCTTAACATCTTGTTTAATTCCACCAACAATATAAGATTCAACTTCAGTCTCTTGAGGTGCAACCTGAAGACCCTTAGATGAGATCCAGTGTTCAGTCCAGGGAAGAGGATTATTCTTTGCTGGAACATCATAAACAGGTTTCAATCCAATAGACTTAAGACGACGATTTGCAATCCACTCAACATATTGATAAAGAAGTTTATCATTGAGTCCAATCATACTTCCATCTTTGAATAGATATTCTGCCCAACGCTTTTCTTCATTTACACATTGATCAAACATACTGTAAACCCATCTCTCTTCTTCTTTAGCAATTTTTGCCATATCGGGATCATCACCATCCCGCCACTTGTTCATAATGTTTTGAGTGATTGCGAGATGTTGGTTTTCATCTCTTGCAATAAGGGAGATGATCTTAGCACTTCCCTCCATAAGTTTAAGCTCACCGAAAGCAAAAGAACATGCAAAACTAACATAGAAACGAATACCCTCAAGAATGTTGACATTTGCAACTGCCCTGTAAAGTTTACGCTTTAGTTCATAACGATTTTCTTTAAAGTATCCAGCACCCTCTTGTGCATGTACCCATTCATCTGTATTACCATACTGCTGTGCGGCACGGATAAAATCATCATATGATTGAGTTACACTAGAAGCACGTTCAAGAATACGATCATTTTTAATGATCGTATCAAATACTTCTGAAGGATCTGGATAGATATTTTTAATGATATATGTATATGAACGACTATGGATCATTTCCATAAATCCCCATACTTCCATACATGCTTCTAATTCAGGTAAGCTACAGTAAGGAATAAAAGCCATCCCAGGACCACGCCCTTGTACGGAGTCAAGCATAATCTGGTATTTGAGGTTAGAGGTATAGATATGCTTTTGTTCTGGACGAAGTGTTTGATAATCTCCACGATCTTTCTGCAATGAAACTTCTTCTGGTCTCCAAAAATATCCAAGTTGTTGAGTTGTAAGTTTATCAAAAATTGGATATTTGTAGGAATCATACCTTTGGATTCCCAAAGGTTGTCCAAAAAACATTGGTTGTTTTTTAGTATTTACTTCTGCAGTATTAAATACTGTCATTCCAGTAACTTTGGAAGAATTTTTACTTGTGTCTACGAAATTAAATTCCATACTTGCAATTACCCTTAGATTATTTAAAAAATTTAAATTTTACAACTTTCACAATCTTCTTGAGAAGAATTGGTAAGATCATCTAAAATATTACTTAAAGACAAATTATTTTCTTCTACCAATTCATCATCTTTCATATCATAAGTTTGATGGTAGTAAGAAGTCTTCCATCCATACTTATATGTTGATAGGAAGTCGTTAGCAATAACTGTAGTTGGTACTTCTTTATCTGGATAATTTTCTGGATTGTAACTCCAGTTTCCACTGATGGCTTGATCGAAGAACTTCTGCATTACAGCAACAATATTAATATAACCACGATTAGACTCCATATCCCACAACAAAGTATAATTATTCTTCAATGTAGAATACGATGGAACAATCTGCTTAAGAGGTCCTTTCTTTGATTTCTTAATGGACAAATATCCGCGAGGTGGTTCAATTCCGTTTGTTGCATTTGACACAACGGAACTGCTCTCTGATGGCATTTGTGCAGACAATGTTGAGTGCCTGAGACCATAGGTGGAGATAGATGCCCTAAGAGATTCCCAATCATGCGTCAACTCCTGAGAAGAGATCTCGTCAACATCCTTCTTGTATGTATCAATTGGCAGAATTCCATCAGAATATTTTGTACGATGGAAGTACTCACATGCACCCTTTTCTTTTGCAATTTCGTTCGATGCTTTGAGAAGATAATACTGGAAAGATTCAGACAATCCATGCACTGCATCCCATGCTTCTTGAGAGTCGTATTTGAACCCAAGTTTCGCCAAATAGTGCGCTAACCCAATAAACCCTATACCAAGCGATCTACGTGCCTTAGTGGCGATCTCAGCGGCAATTACAGGGTATTTTTGATAGTCTATCAACTCTTCCAATCCACGAACAGATAATTCACAAAGATCCTCAAGTTCAGAGTCTGATTTTACCTTACCAACATTAATAGCAGAAAGAATACAAAGTGCAATCTCACCTTCCCCATCAATATGCTGAAGAGGATCTGTGGGGAGAGTGATCTCCTGACACAGATTAGACATGTTCACTTTATCCTTGAAGGATGAATGAGTATTGCAGTGGTCGATATTCATGATGTAAACACGACCAGTCTCTGCGCGTTCCTTGAGAAGATCTAGAATAAGTTCTTGAGCCCCGACAGTTTTTCTTGGAAGAGACTGATCTCGTTCATAAGATTCATATAGACTGTCAAATCGATCAGTGCCAAAAGCATCATACAAACCAGGAACGTCGTGTGGAGAGAAGAGTGAGATTTCTCGGTTTTGGATGAAACGTTCATAGAAAAGTTTACTGATTTGAATGCTATAGTCTAATCCCCTAACACGGTTGTCTGGGGTTCCCTTATTATTTTTTAAGACAATGATGTCTTCGATTTCTTGGTGCCAGATTGGGAAGTGTACTGTCGCTGATCCACCTCGGATGCCATTCTGTGTACAGCATCGGACAGTTGACTCAAACTTTTTGAGGAACGGTACAACGCCTGTGTGCTGAACTTCTCCACCTCGGATCTTACTGTTGATGCCACGGATTCGACCTGCGTTGATACCGATTCCCGCCCTTTGTGCAACGTAGCGGCCAATTGCCATATCAGAGCTAAAGATAGAATCGAGGGTGTCATCAACATCAACAAGAACACAGCTAGCAAATTGTCGAAGTGGAGTTCGCACTCCCGCCATGATAGGTGTGGGAATGTTGATTTTGTGCTTGCTGATTGCGTCGTAGTATCGTTTTGCATAATAGAGTCTTGTGTGTTTTGGATACTCTGCAAAGATAGTTAAAGCAATCATGATATACATGAATTGTGGAGTTTCATAAATCTTTCCACTGCTTCTATCTTGCACGAGGTACTTATCAACGACCTGACGTAGACCTGCATAAGTGAATAACATGTCACGATCATGATCAATCCAATGATCAGCTTTTGCCAGTTCCTCTTCAGTATAAGAAGTAAGAATCTGTTGGTCATATACGCCTAGATCTACATTCTTTCTAATATGATTTATCAAATTAGGAATTTCATGGATTCTTCCATGGATACTTTTCCTAATAGAAAACAAAAGCAACCTTGCAGCAACATATTGATAGTTTGGGTGTTCAATATCAATCAAATCAGAAGCAGAGCGAATCAGAATCTCTTGAATTTCTGCTGTAGTAATACCATCGTAAAATTGAATACCAGATTGGATCTCAACTTGACTTGCAGATACTCCAGACAAATCTCTACATGCTTGCTCCACCATTACATGCATTTTATCAAGATTGATAGCCTCAACCTTTCCATTCCTTTTAATAACCTTAATTCCGTTGCTCATACTTTTTTCCAAACAGTAAACTTCAGTTTTGCTTCTAGACCAGAATATGTATTTAATTTTATCAGCTTATTAACGTCATGTCCAGCATTAACCATATCATTAATATCCTTTTCATTTATTGAAGAAGGCCAGATGACAACTTTTTGTCCAGTTTCGATAACACGGGAAATTCTTGATAGGATTTCTCTATTGCGCGGTTCGTTATCATATACCCAAACAGCATCGCTAATCCCCCAGTTGTCAATATTAGCGTCAGCTCCACACATAGCAATCGAATTGCAAAGGAATGTGCTGTCGAATGGTCCTTCTGTAACGTAGACAGTAGAGTCTTTCTGAATTTTGTCGAGTCCATAAATCTTTGGTGCTTCCTCATCTAGCATTATAGTAATATACTTAACCTTGCTAGGTCCGATAGACCTTCCTTGTATACCCACTAATTTATTATCATAAACAATAGGTATAATTATTCTAGGTTCATCATATGTAGTATCAACAAAAGTTTTCTTCAAACTATTAACCCAAGTTTTAAATTTGGATGTGTAATAAAATTTATCTGGATCTATATTTCTACTTTCCAAATATGTTTTAGATTCCTCATTTTCTGATGCTTTGGGTAGATCTAATTTAAAAGTTTTTTTAAAAACTGGTTCTTTGAATTCAAATTTTGGTTCACTAGAAACAAAATTCTTACCTGTTTTATTCTCTTTGAATTTTTCCATAGAATAACTCTTATGAAGCGGAGCATCAAACTGCTTCAAAAAATTATTAAATGAAATACTTATACCACAATTATGGCATTTATAATTTAAATTATTCTTGACTGAGTACAAGTATCCTCGGGTCTTATTCTTATTTTTCTGAGAGTCTCCACAAATAGGACACCTAAAATTGTATAGACCAATCTTTACTTTCTTAAATTTCTGAAGTCTTCCAGAGATTAAGTTGACGTATTTACTGTCGATAAGATCCATACTAAGTCAGTGGAATCAACCTATGATAACACTACCAAATTCTTCTGTCAACATCAAAACTTAAAAGACAAACACTGAGTATACTTGTCCATTTTACTACAGTGTTTGATACTTTTTGTAAATCGTAGATAGACTTTGATCTTGTCGTCATGGTTTTTTAGCAACCACAACTATTTATTTTTTATTACTTCAGTATTAGCACCTTTATTGTTTTTATTCACCACCTTATCAGAGTTGATCAATGGTTGTAAGATTCCTGCTACACCTACTATAAAAGTAAGGAGGGTTGCCATTCCTACAATAGTCCATTTTGTTTTCGAAACATCTTCTAATTTCGCCTCTATAGAAGATATTTTATCATCAAACTTATTTTCTAACTCAGTTATCTCCAGTTTAATTCCATCAAACATTTTTAAAATTAACTCATCATTCCTAGCACTTTGATCTATCCTTTCTTCATGCTTTGTAAGAATCTGAGCAATTCTATTATTTCCTTCAGAGATTTTATCGACTGCTGTCTCTAACTTAGTCAGCATTTCTCGGGAGAGATCCTCGTAAATATTAAGTTTGGATTCTAAAACTGCTAACTTGGAATCTCCCCTAAACATTTTACTTACCTTTAGAGTTTTTACTTCTTAAAAATTTACTATACTCTTTAGGTAATTTACGCATAACTTTAGATCTACCATCCAACTTACCTAACGCAGGATCATATCCTGCTACTGGTCCAGATTTATCAGCGGAACCACTAAACCCACCACCAGTACCTGGAGCGTTAGCAACCATATTCTCTCGAATTATCTGGATTACTTTATCGATTGAGTTCATTTGGTTCCTATATTTTTTAATTCTTCTAAACAATATTCATCTATTTGAATGTCGTGAATGTATGTTCTTGGATACTCTGGGATTCTATCCAAGAACATTACAAACGTTTTCATAGTGCTCCAGAGTTCACGTTCTATTTTATAGAATAACATTGGAGTTGTTGCATCTCCAAAAATATTATACAAAATAATAAAATGATTTATTAACAAATGAGACTTTAATTGCCCAGTATTTTTATATCTTTTAAGTAATCTTTTTATATACTTAAAATGATTCAAATCGCGATTAAAGTCTTCTTTTGTTACTGACTGTGGATTCTCATAATTCTTTATAGCGAATAATAAAAAATTATCTTCATTCAACTCCGTAAAATTCATTCTTCACCGTTTATCAGCTAATTGACAATCCTGCAGCATCGGAAGTCTCAGAAGCTCCACCAGCAGTTGTAATAACAACTCTATACTGATATCCATCGAGTGAAGAATCAGTTAGAGTTACACCAAGACCAGCGGTTGCAGATCCAATAACGGTTGCACCATCAGAGAGGTTGGTGTATGCAGCACCAACGCTAGATGCGTACTGCCACTGATAGGATAGTGATGCTCCAGGTGTTGCAACTGCAAGTACATTAAAGAGTGCATCATAAGGAAGATCACCTGTTGTGATTGCAATACCTGCAGGTTGAGTATTAATAGTAATGAACTCGTCTGGAATAGTTGCATCGTCATCTGCATCACCAAATGCCGAATATCCAACAGCACCTGTAGAGATTCCAGAGAATGCAACTAAAGTCTCAGACTTAACTCTCAATTCTCCATGTTGATCAACGTAGGTGTGAACACCAACCCAACCACCATGTGCTACTTCATACTTAGTTCCTCTAACTGCACCAGTCTCAAATTGATCAACACCGCGAATTGCTGAATCTTGAGTATCAGCGTCTGCAAGTGTATATACAGGTTTTTGAGAGATTGTATACTCAACTGCTGTTGGAGTTGCTGCACCGCTCAAATAGCGGATAGTAGCAATACCAAGGGTAGTCTCATCAGTAATTGAAGCAATAACTGCCTCTCCAAAAGTTGCCCCTACACCAATGGTAATAACGCTACCTACAGTAGCTGCTCTAAATGATGTTCCAGTTCCAGTAATAGTATTGTTAGCATAATCAATAGTTACTGTACCAGGAGAATAAATACTGTCCGCTGTTCCCCAGAGTGCCATGTTACTTCCTTAAATTAAATCTAGTATGTTTTTATTTATAAATTTCGGTCAGGCAGTCTCTTCTGTTTTGAATAAAAGTGCCTCAACTACGTCAACTGCTCCGTCATCCAACTTGTTGTCAGTGGACTCTGCTAGAGAGCGAAGAATCGAAATCAAATAACGACGAACTTCCTCTCTCTCAAGGAGATTGCTTAATGTTCTTTTTGCCAGTGGTAGTAATAATGCCCACATAATTTTCACCTTATAGAATATAATATATATACAAAAACTTAGTCAAATCTTGAAGACATCATTTCTTGAGATCTCTTAGCAGCAGCACGACGCGCTGCTATTTTTTGTGCAGGAGATCTTGGAGCACCCCATTGACCAGCAGTGGGTGGTTTCTTACCAGGAACCTTCTTACGCTGTCCAGCAGGTGTTCCTTCCATACCACGAATCATTCTTTTTACATGAGTGAATGCTTTGTCATCCTTCGCACCACCTTTAGCAGTTGGTTTACCAGTCTTGGTATTGATACCAGTTTCTTTTTCTGCACGATTCAATTCATTAATATTATTCGATTCACCAACCATAGAACGAATTCTTTGTCTGGCATTTTCAACTTGCTTCCTTTCAGTATCCTTTTGCTTTGCAGTTACTGAAGGATCACTTTCTTCATTACTTACAACTTTCTTAACATCCTTTGCAACTTTTCCTGCGGTCTTAACGCCAGAAGCAAATCCCTTACCAAACTCAGATGCTGCCTTTCCTCCAACTGTTGCTGCTTTTTTAGCAGTCTTCATTGCTGCATTATGGCGATCCATTCCTTTTTTATAAGCATCTACTGCGCGGAATACTCCTCTTGCAATAGCATCTCTAACTGGTTTTTTATTTGGTTGCTTTTGCTTAGCGGATGCTGTTGGAACTGAAGGTGCTTTTGCTGCTGGTTTTGCTGCTGGTTTTGCTGCAGATGCCTTCTTTGCTGCCTTTGCTTTTTCTTTAGCATCAATCTCAGCTTTTACTTGTTCGTAACTCTTACCACCTTTTCTCTTTTTAGCAGCTCTTGCTTCATCCAATTCAATATCTTCATTTAATTGAGAATTGTAATAAGAATTCAATTCCATTACAAAATCAAAAAATCTATCAATTCCAATTTCTTCGATTACATACTCAACACCTTCTTCATTTAATCCTTCATTATAAAAATAATCTGTAGCATAATTAACAGATTCGATGATGTAATCTTCTGTGAGATTTACATCTTCAATCAAAACACCACCAAGATTATCTACTGCTTCTTTTAATTCTGGGTTAATAGTAATGTACTTACCATTATTTACACCATTTCCAGTGACTTTTTTTTCTTTAGTCTCAGTCTCTGCCTCAAAAAGATTTAATTCAGATCTCCAATCAGAGTAATCTTCATTCTTTTTCTTACGAGTATCCTTCCCGTCAGGTACTCCACCCTTCTTACGCTGGATGGCATTATGAACTGCGCCAGCATGTTCCTTAGAACCACTCTCAACTTTACCGTCACCATCATAATCCTTCTTCTTAGGATTGCCTTTTGGTGCTTGAAGTGCGGCGGCAGTCTGTTCTCCTTTCTTGCGCTCTCCCTCATATGGAGTTCCATAGTTAGTTGGAGTAACAGAAGCAATCTGTGGGTTCTTTCTTAATTGATGAATCTTTTTAGTATCAGCATATCTACGATAAGATTTTCCAAAACCTTTTGCTGGTTTTACCAATACTTTCTGTTTTGATGCTTCATCAATCTCATACTCTTCTTTTTTAGTATCACCACCACCAAAAAGCATTGCTTTTGCAGCGTCCTTTACGGGAGAAGATGCACTGGAATTTTGAAGAACCTGATTAAATGCTCTCTCTAAAGGCAAATCTTCTCTTCTTGCCTTATATCTAGTATCATAAGCAAGCTGTCTTGCTGCTTTCTTGATAGCATCTCCACCATCACCACCAGCATTAGTTGGTTGCTCTTTTTTATTTGCAATCTTTGGTTGGATCTTCGCTTCCATTTCAGTCAAATATACTCTATGAAGATCAGTAACAATATGCTGTAATTTTTCCATTCCCGTGAATTACGCTTTTTTCTTATATTTATTTATAAAATTTCTAATGCTCTTTACATCAGACATCTTCATTGTATATTTTCTCAGAGAGTCTGTACCAACTTCTCTCTGACTTGCAGGAACCCCACAATCATCAGTCCACTCAACAACATCACTGATCCAAGATTTGAACATCTCTCCATCTTCAGTAACACAAATTAAATGGTTGGTCCCTCTTCTAACAATCTTACCAACCAATTGAGTGTTTAAATTCTGGACGTATTGACCCTCACAAAAAATCTCACCTCTAATATACCTTTCTCTTAAGTTACTATTCTCTTCTACCTTTTTCTTTAGCAGTTTAGTTTGAGTCGCAACTGGTCTTTGATTATTTTGAGTTCTTATTTGCTTAGGATCTTGTTTACCTAAAATTTGGTTTTGATTATAAAACTTTAATCTTCCATTAACATTTTTAGCAATAAATTCTCCAGTATTTTTGTCATGATATCCGCCATGACCATCTGGCACTAAACCAAGTCGCCTCCCTTGAATGGAGGCGATAGACCTTGACTCATTGATAAATTGTGAGAATTTTTTCATGATTGTTTTGATATAATAATATTTATTCTTTTAAATCTCTTTACTTTTATTTCGATTTGAATAATCTCTAGAAAATATTCCTCCTCTCAATCCGTCCTTATATTTTGTATTTGATGTTGAAATTCTTCTTGAAGACTCTCCTTTCCTTGCGGCAAGTGTTGGTTCGTAACCAGCTTGAAGTGAAGTAATATTGTTTTTATTTACAACTTTATTAAAATCCAATTTGAGTATAGATCTTTTATCTCTAGTTGCTCCAACCTTTTTAATTTTAGGAGTACCTTGGGTAATAAAATCTACGCTATCGTATCCAGATACTTTTTTACAATCTGGTCCAAAGACTGCCATCTTTTTCAATTCTCTACTTTTAATTGGTCTCCAAAGAGTATTAAAATCATCAGAATAAGTGTCCCAATTATCAATCACAAAATCTTTAAATCCCTTAACTTCATCATGTTTAGATATCTCATTACCTGCCCTATCAGATATTCCCCCATATTGTTGAAAAGATTTTGCATCAGTTCCCAATTTATAAGATATAAACCCAACTTCTTTTGGATTATTAGAACCATCAAATGCAACTATAACAAAATCTGCTTTCTTTGTTCCAACACCACCAACAAAGCCAGCTACATTAGTATAAGTTTTAGATTTTATTTTTAAATCTACAGGTTTTCCATTACCCAATCTCTGTATTTCAGAATTCAATCTTTTAATAACTTCAACTTCAGATCTTTCAGATGGAATTCTTGCCAATGAACGATTAACAGAAAATGCTTTTATTAATAAATCGTTCCATATAGATCCAACTTTTGCAGCAAAATCTTTACCATTACGAAACTTAAATAATATTCTTATTGCAGTGTCTCTATCACTCAATCGAAGATAAGAAGTAATCTCTATCCCATTAAAAGAAGATCCAGGTAACTTTTTTTCTTCAAATTGTATTTTATTCTTCTTTAAAAAATCTTCAACCAATTCAAGAGAATCTGGTCTATCATTTGACTTAACAATAATAGTTGCATATTGTTGATTTTTATTATTAGAGTTTGGAAATTTACCAGATCTCTCCACAACAATTTTGTTACTGTTAAGTCCTTTTTGAAGTTTTTTAAGTATAGTTTCGTTTGTAAGATTATTCATTGATACAAACATTTATACCTATTTATACCCAGTATAGGACTTGAACCTACACGTCACAAGGACAACAGGACCTAAACCTGCCGCGTCTACCAATTCCGCCAACTGGGCAATAAAATATGGATTAATCCATATTTGTTAAAATATCAAACGTCACCTTCAGAGCGAACTTCTGACCTTTCAATACTAAACGTACCCTCAGGATATCGTGCAGAAAGTTTTTCAAAGTTCATTTGCAAGACATCATCAAAAGAAATGTCTAGTGCCATACATGCTTGAGCAAGATACCAACAAATGTCTCCAAGTTCTCGCTTCATATGAAATGTGTTTTCTTCACTATATGGTTTTCCTTGGAATACAATCTTTTTGACTACTTCAGTAAACTCACCAGCTTCTGCAGTAAGACCAAATGCAGCAGTCAGAAGTTGTGTTACATTAGCACCACTTGCCTCAAGTTCATTAATCCTAGTCAAAAATACAGGATTCTCCAAACTCGGAGCACTAGTAGTTTGCTTCACAAAATCAATATACTTTTCAGTATCAATAGTCATGAGATTAAAAAATTAGAATGGTTAGTTTAACACAGATTTTTATCTCTGTCTAGTGTTGCCGTAATGAATTACTTCAAGATCAGGATCCTCAAACTTTCTCCAAGGATCAACTACAACACTACCTTTTGGAATTTCACAATACAATTCATCTTCTGAATTACTATACCAATACTTGTAGGTAGTTGTAGCACTATGTGCAAGAAGAAAGATTGCTGGTTCTTTACTAGTATAAGTGTCTCCAGTATATTTGTCAACATATATTGGAGTTATTCCAGACTGTTGGCAGTAGTGTCCAACCAATAAACTGTAACTTCCGTCAATATAAGGCACTCTTGGTTTGTATGCTTTGCCATGAATAACAATAGGTAATTGATATTCGTTTGATAACTTTACTAAGTAATCTGCAAGATTTCTTGCTTGACCTTCTCTAGAACCCATCACAGATTCAAAAATATCATAACCAAGTTCTAATTTATATGAAAGATATCTTAGTGCAATATTATCTCTGGGATGACAAGCACCACCATCTCCCATTCCAGCAGTCATATAAGAAGAGTTTATAATTCTATTTTCAGCTGAACACAATGCTTGAGTAACAACATCGACATTGATATTTCCTTGCCTCATAGCAACATCTTGGATCATATTTACATATCCAATTTTTGTACTAATAAAGGTATTATAAAAAACTTTTATACATTCACACTCATCCCAAGTACCAACAATATACTTAGGATCA